GTATGTAGGTTATGTGATAGACCGGCTACACAATTAGCTCACTCAGAATATAAGTCATTAAATCATAAATATTTAAAAGAAATACGTCAGCCAGCCATGTTAAGAAGGTTTCCTGAACATGCCGTATGTGATTCTCATTTAGATTCATATAATGAAGTGTCTAGTATTAACGCTGGATGGATACCAGATCCTAAATCAGAATTTAAGTGCGACTTATGTGGTAAAACAATGCAACATAGGGATAAGTCTGAACACAATAGTTTGCATCAACTAGGTTTTGAAGCACATGGTTTAAAACTTAGATCAGATATAGAAAAGAACGTAGAAAATCTTCGTAATGCTGTACATAAGCGTTTTAAAGAGCATGAAGATAGACTTAATACTCTTAGAGATTTGCGAATGAAATTAACACACTTTGGAGACAATATAGAGGCTGGACTTGAAGAAGAAATTAGACGTGATGATCCTAAAACAGGAGAAAACTACGACGAACATTACTAAAATAAAAAAGGCCCCAGTTACGGGGCCTTTTCTATTTACTTAGGAAATTCTTTTAACCACACCGTTACCGATGCTTCAGAAGCACTTCCATCGTATGCGTTAGGTCCTAACCCCCAGGATCCAAAATCTTCTCCACGATTGGTCATGTAGAAAGCCGCTTGGGCATTGGTTACTGGGTCGAACAGTTCAGCATTAGATTTAATACCAAATTTTTCTCTCCGGTCTTCTCCTAGGCTACCCAGCATGTTAATCTGGAATAGGCCGTAAGAGTTGTCTCCGGTTGAGGACGTTTTATTGTGGGAGTTTGAGTTGCCCCTAGACTCTCGCATGACTACTGCCCAAGCTAGCTTCAGGGACTTACCCTTAAAACCAACGAGTTCAAGCATGTCTGCCAGCTCTGTGGGGGTGAACTTGGTTATCTCCCGATACTTATCAAGAGGATCAACTACCTCTGGGGCTGTGATCACAGTGGGCGTATCAGCCCGGTTATAGACCGCATAAGCTTGGTTTGTGGTAACTATGGTTAACATAACCACCATCAGGGTTGCTTTTGCCTTTAATATGGTTTCTTCATTAAACTTCACACTATCTCCTAGGCTAGAGGGCCAACCCGAATCTCTTACCTGCTGTCACCAGATAAAAAATAGCCTGGTCTCTTTCTACCAAGCTAGTTGCAACCCTTTTGTTACGTAGTTAGTGTTGGGGCAGTTTTCTGTCCCTATATCTATCCTAGCAGTAAATACAGGGTTGGCGCAACCGCCAAACCCAAATATGGTGTAAGATATGTCACACAGTGCTTAAAAAGGGGTAAAAATGCGAATCGTACAAAGAATTATTACAAAACAAGGACATCCTGTTCCATCTAGTTCTCATGCACCACGAGGACCATTTCCAGCAGAATTATTTGCAGAACCAGAAATTATTACAGATTACACCCCATTTGACGAAGAACATTCACGGGGTGCTACAGCACAGACTGATTTTAAATCACCTAAGCTTTTTCGTTGTAAAGAGTGTGCTGTGATAGTATTAGAGCATGAAGTGCCAGATCACTGGTGCGAGGGAACGGGCGAACACGATGGCGAAGACTCATGACGTTGGGAAGTTTTACTGGCATTTAATGACTTACCCAGTAAAACCACCAGTAGTACTAGAGCGTGCAGAAACACAAGAGATTGACGAACCATATCGTTTTGGTAAAGGTTGGTGCTTACGACTTCCTCTAACAAGAAAATCTATTGTTATTGGCAAATGGATTAAGCGCTATACTGAAAGTCAAGCGTTAACTAATGCAGTTAATGGTCGTAGCATGAAACAAGAAGAAGTTGATTGGGATATCATTAGATTCGGGGCACCTTATGAAGATCTTTAAGAGAAAAAGCAAAACTGTAAAAGAGTTAACTAAAATTCAACGTAGGGTAAACTCCCTACCTACACAAGAGCTTCTTACATGGACGGATCAGATTATGTACTCAGTTGGTCGTAATCTCTCTGCCTGGCAGAAAACTCAATACAAAGACAATTTGGCTGAGGCACGTCTAGGTGCGGAGTCTCTTAGCGCTATTCTCAATACCCTTAGTGAAAGACATGGCCTGTGACAACTGGTGAGTTTGACGAACTAGAGCCAGAAGACTTTGACGAGTTCGGTAATGTTATCGAAGAGGAAGTTGAAGAAGACGGTTTAGATGAGCTCTCTAAAGAGTTCGTAAAAGTTCTTGTAGAAAAGATCATGGGTTTTATGAAAGTCTTGGTTGGACATGAGCTGCATGCCTACCAGCAACCTCTAGCCCGTAGGTTGATAGAGTCAGTTATTATTAATGACGGCGAAGAGATTACCGCTCTTGCCTCACGTCAGTCAGGTAAGTCAGAAACTATTGCTAATACAGTGGCTACCCTTATGGTTATCCTTCCACGACTTGCAAAGATGTACCCAGAGTTGATGGGCAAATTTGGTGATGGAATTATGGTTGGTATGTTTGCCCCAGTTCAATCACAGGTAGAAACCCTTTATTCTCGTACAGTATCTCGCCTTACTAGCGAATCTGCTTTAGATGTGCTTGGTGATCCTGAGATCGATGATATGGTTTCTAAGACTCCTGGTGTAGTAAGAAACATCCGCCTTAAGAACTCAGGCAGTAGCCTTATGATGATGACAGCTAACCCTAGAGCTAAGATTGAATCTAAGTCTTTCCACCTTATCATTATCGATGAGTGTCAGGAAGCAGACGACTTCGTAGTAGCTAAGTCTATTGCTCCTATGGGTGCGTACTACAACGCCACTATGGTTAAAACAGGTACCCCAACAACCCATAAAAATAACTTCTATAAGGCTATTCAATTCAACAAGCGTAGACAAACAAGTAGAAACGCCAAGCAGAACCATTTTCAATGGGATTGGCGAGATGTAGCAAAGGTAAACCCTAACTATGAAAAATTTATTAAAAAAGAAATGCTTCGCATCAATGAAGACTCTGACGAATTTCAGTTGTCATACAACTGTAAGTGGCTGTTGGAGAGAGGAATGTTCATTACATCCTCAATCATGGATGAACTTGGAGATACCTCACAAGAGATTGTCAAAAGCTGGCACCGCTCACCAGTTGTCGTGGGGATTGACCCGGCACGAAAGATGGACTCAACTGTTGTAACAGTAGTTTGGGTAGATTGGGATCGTCCAGATGAGTACGGTTACTATGATCATAGAGTTTTAAATTGGTTGGAAATGCAGGGAGATGACTGGGAAGAACAATATTTCCAGATTCAACAGTTCCTAGCATCTTACGATGTGCTTGCAATTGGAATCGACGCTAATGGTGTTGGTGATGCAGTGGCCGGAAGATTAAAAGTCTTAATGCCTCGTGCACAAGTAATTCCAGTAACATCTAGCCCAACAGAACAATCAAAGCGTTGGAAACACCTTCAAGCACTAATTCAACGCCAAATGGTCTCATGGCCTGCCCATGCTAAGACCCGACGCTTACGTATTTGGAAAAAGTTCTACCAACAAATGACGGATGCCGAAGTTCAGTACAAAGGCCCCAACTTTTTGGTAGCTGCTCCAGATGAGGTGCACGCCCACGATGACTTCGTAGACTCGTTAGCATTAGCGTGCTCCCTCACCCAAGAACTAGTTATGCCAACAATTGAAGTTTCAGCAAGTCCTTTCTTCTAAAAAGTACGTCTTTAGGCTGACTAATGCCTAAATAGAAGCGAGAATTATGCCTGAGGACCTCAATCCCAATCCTATAGGAGAATAAAAATGGCAGTAGAAAATATCGCCCCAACACCTCAGTTTGCTGAGCGTCAAGGCACCTCTTACGAACGTAAGATGTCTCCTGCAACACCGGGCCTTCGTGGACCACTTCGTTTTGAAGAAGGTATTGCAACAGACACAGATGTACCAAATGATTTCCAACTTGGTTTGGATCAAGGTTATGACACTCCAGAAGGACGTCCTAACCACAATACAAACGTATTTGAAAAGTATGCAGATGAGACAATGCGTGAGCGTGCTCACGTCGGTTCAGCTGCATGGGTAGAAGCTCCAACATACCTAGGCGAGTTCGCTCAAGGTAACTTTGGAGACCACTCTACAGTCGTTATCGAAGAAGTCATCCGCAATGGCGCCCGCCAGGAGCGTATGAACCCAGCTTCAGTCTTAGACTAAAAAATACGATAGACTATACCGGTCTCCAGCTCTGTACCCCTTTCTCCGGAGCTGGAGACCTTTATAGGAGGAGACAATGGCACAACCAAGTAATCCAAAGTTGTACAACATGTTATTAGCGCAAGCTAAAGCAAAATATCCTTCTCATAAAATAAACGGATTAAGTTTCCCAGCTGCTAAGTGGTTTGGAAATGAATATGCAAGACAAGGCGGAGGTTTTGTGGATTCAATTAAACAAGTTGATCCAGACCTACGTGACTATAAGCAAGAAGAAGTAGAGAAAGAAAAACGCAAAGAAGCATTAGAAAAAAAGAAGAAGAAACAATCAGGTTTCGTCGTTTAAGTTGGGGGCAACTATGAAGTCAGGATGTAATCAATGAGCGGTGGTATGGATTTTTCACCTCCCAGTTATAGGGCGGCATCATCTGATTTAACCATCTCCATTTCACCACTAGGTCTAGTGGAACTTGCTGATGAAGAATTTGAAGTACACGGTCCACGTCTAAACCGTTACTCATTGAACTGGGCCATGTATCTTGGTCACCACTGGTCTTATCGCCGTGAAATTGGCGAATCGCAAATGGTATATAACTATTACCGTGCATTCACAGACTTTATTATTAATTTTACTTTTAGCCGTGGCGTTATGTTCCGCAGCCCTGTGCAGACTGAAGCAATCGTTCCAGACATGCTCAAGCGTGTGTGGGAGATTGACAATGACAAGCACGGTATTTTGTGGGAGATGGGTCAGCAAGGTGGCGTATCAGGCGACTGCTTTGTTAAGGTAGCCTACGAAGAAGCTTACGAAGACTCTACAGGACGTCCACACCCAGGACGTGTACGTATTCTTCCTCTTAACTCTTCTTTCTGTTTCCCAGAGTTCCACCCACATGATCGCTCACGCTTAATTCGTTTTAAGCTAAAGTATCGTTTTTGGGGTACATCTGTAGAAGGCACACGCCAGGTTTATACATATACTGAAATCTTGACTGATGACCGTATCGAGGAATATAT